GTCATGAATAAGGACTTATTTGGAACAGCTGGTTTGCAACCATCTGGCAAATATGGCACTGCTGAGGACAATACTTTGAGAAATCTTATTATGTTGAGGGTGTTTTGGTATTCTCATCCGGAACTCAAATACATGGATTTCTTTGAGTATATATGTCCTAGAAATTTTGGTGACGACCTTTTGGCTGCTGTAAGGCCAAAGGTCGCCCATCTTTTCAATAACTTAACCTACCAAAAGTTTTGTGAGACAGTGTATGGACTTCCATTTACTCCGGCCATGAAGGAAGGAAAGATGGAAGCATTTATGACTGTTGATACATGTAGTTTCCTTAAGAGGAAATTTGTGTATCGTGAAGATTTGGGCAGGAAAGTTGCGCCCTTGGAGATGGATTCCATAGTCAAGTCGTTGATATGGTACGTTCCATCTCCAAATGTAACGTTGGAGGAACAGATGGTTTCGACCGTCACCTCCGCGTTATGGGAGATGTCATTGCACTTGGACGAAAAGAAATTTGAAATTTTTCGTTCCAAGATGCAGAGTGAGATCTCTCATTCCTTTTGTTGTGGGAGAGAAGTGAAGCTTCCTACATTTGAAGGAATAATGAATGTCGTACTTCAAGTATGACTTCATTAAATACGTGTTAGTTTGGTTACTTGGACTGGGTGTTTACAACACACACCTTAGTTCACGCAACTAACACGGAGGAGCATAGCTGATTAGCTATTTTGCGGAATAAACGGCTCCTTTATAAATAAAGGTTAATTCCGTGGTTGTGTAGTCTTTGATCCTTTTGTCGGGTGAAAAAGATGAATATTGTTAATGGCAAGCTGATATTACATATAATAAAAGCACGGGCACTGTGGCGCAAATGCTCGATAGAATTCAGCGCTCAAAAACTCGTCTTCGTGATGTGCGAGACTTGCTCGCAAAGTCCGCTGACGGGATGACCCTATGTAGTAGGCATCGCTTGACGCGCAGATTAGCAGTTACTGTTGATCCTGCAGTGCGTGATGCTATAAGTAGGC